TCAATGGCATTTTTAGGTACTTCAATTGGTATATCAATTTTATCATTTTTGTATTGTTTATCTAATTTGTCTAATGCTTCAAACATTTTCATTTTATATATTAATTTATATATTTTATTTTTGATAAAAATTTATTTTATATTTCTCATCATATAAACCTATATATTTTCGTTTTTTATCATATTTATAGCTAGCAATATAACCATATAAATCACTTATTTCATCTAATATTTCATTTAAATCTCTATTGGTATGATAAATTAATTTATTTATTTTCATTTTACTATTATTCAAACCATTAATTTTTGATTTTAAGAATGTATCTAATTCATCCATATTATAGATTAGATAATTTATATTCACTAAATAAATCTTTTTTAAATAAATACATTCTTGCACGAAATCCATCACCACCTTTACAATCACGATTATATTTTCTATCATTTATCATTTGTTTTAATATCTTTACTGGTATTTTATAAACTTCATAAGGTTTATTATCATACAGTACATAACAAAAATAATATTCTGCTATTGTTGCTCTAATTCCTGATGGTTGATTATTACATTCATATTCAATACAAATATTTCCAGTTTTTCCTGCGAGAAGTTCTGATTTAACTTCAATATATTGTTTTTGATTATTTTTTGTAATTAATATATCCCATTCTTTTACTTTTCCTTCACTCACCTGAACCTCATCATAATCTAAATATTTTAATGTTTCTTGTTCGTATTTTTTGCCTTGTGTTAAACAATCAATAAAATTTGTCATCTATATATTAAATTTAGATATTTTTTTGTAAAACTTAATAAAAATCAATTTCTAATTTCATCACTAACTATTTCATCATATGTCATCTTTCTACCACCTTTAAGTTTTTTCATATATTTAAAATAGTCATTACCATTCATACTATGTTTTAACATTTTTAAAATTCTATTTAATGCGTGTCTTCCACAGGTCTGAATTGTTGAACTTTCACTTTGATAATCAACATTATTATAAAAAACTGGTAGAGGTGAATTATCTAATAAATTAGTTAAATATTTATCATCTATTCCTAATGATAATTCTTCTTCTAATGAAGTCCATTTTAGAGGATTATCTATTTTCTTTCCATAACTATCAAATACTTCTATTTTGTCATCGTAGCGTAAAACTGCTACCCAATGACCGCTATTAGGTGTATCTAAATATAAAATAAATGCATAATCTTTTGGTTTTTTTAATAGTTGAGTTATACTTTTATACTTTTTTAGTTGAGGATAGGTGATGATTTTAGCATCAGGTAAAACTTCACGAATGTCATCATCACCCATTGGAATTTTTTCAATCTGTTTTATAGTATTCATATATATTATATTTTAGAAATTAAAAACGGAAAAATAGGGAATTATTAAAAAATCAATGATTATTTATTAAATCCCTACTTTTGCGTCGCTCACCAATTTATATTTAATGCCAGTTGATTTGGAGAACATCTTCCACTATCATTGATTTTGCTATGACTTTTATGAAATCTTTCTCTTGCTTGCTCTGCTTTCTTTGGGTCAGTTAATATATAAATAATATAATCTTTATATCCAACACGACCAAATGGGATACCATTATATTCTAATTTATGAATTCCATCATTAGAAAAGAATAATAGTTTTGGGTCATATCCTCTTTGTTTTGCTCTATCTTTTGCTATTTTTAGGTATTGTTTATGGTCTATTTTTAATTTTTCTAATTGATTAAAAAATTTATTACCTCCAATTATACGACCAGTACCAGAACCATTATACACATTTATTACTGTTCTTTTATTATCATCATTATTAGTTTGTATATCTATTGGTTTTCTTAAATTATTATTTTGTGATGGTTGAAGATAATCAACTTTTCCATTTTTTTTACTTGCTTTATATCTATCTTCAACTATTTGATGTATTCCTGCATCAGTAAAATCAACAGTTGCTCTTCCACCTGTTTTTTTACCACTTTCAAAAGCATTTAATAAATGACCTTTTAATCTATCAAATAGTGATGGTCTTTTACCTATCACTTTTTCAATAAAATTTTGAGGTTTTTGTGTTTCAACTGTTGATTGTGGTAGATAACGACCTAACATACCTAAAACATCATCTTGATGATATTTTCTTTTTATTGTAGTATCTGGTGGTGTGAAGAAATCTTTAGTTTGATATGCTGGATTAAATGATAAACCACTTTTAATTTGTGGAAAATCTTTTTGTAATTGGTCGGCGATTGCTCCGCCTAAACTATGAGATGTAATATAGATGTCATTACCATTAGAATATTTTTGAATAGCATCACCTACAAATTTTTTATCTTCAATATATCTATTACTATTATTTAATGTATTAAATGGCAATGCTGTAAAATTAGTTTTCCAATCTCTTAAATCAGCACTACCTCTTACACTAATTACAATAGTATTTTCATCATTCTTTTTATATATTTTAATTGTTGGACTTTGGTCTATTAATTGATAATTAGGTGGTACTGAACCATCATAAGCACCTTTAGCGAGTTGATTAAAATCTCTTTCATCTGGTTCAGCACCTGCTCCTGTTTTAGTATTTTTAATATTATATTTTTTTGTTTTTAAAATTTTTTCTGTAATTAATGGTGTCTTATCTTTTTTATTATCAATCATTTCTTTCATTTGTTTTTTAGTTAATTTTTTTATAATGCTTAAAGGTCGGCATAATGGATATTCTCCAAATTTTTCTTTAGTATCACTATTACCACATTTTACAACTTCATCATTATGATAATAATCATTTACTGAACTCCAATTTTGCCCTAACCATTTTGTGGTATTTCTTTCATTATTATCATCGTATTCTCCACCTTCTTTTTTATATTCTTTAACAATTTGCATAGAACGATAAGCACTATGTTTTGGGTTTTTTTTCATTACTTCTTCTTTTACTTTTTCATATAGGTCAGGATTAGATGGCATAGCACCACCTTTTTTTTCACTAATACCTATAGCACTCATTTGCTTTTTGGCATTTTCTAAAGGTATTCCTTTGATTGAAAAGCATATTTTAGGGTTATCTTTTTTACATACTTTATATCCACCATCGGATTGTTTTAAAATTACAAACGGCATTTTATCTATTATATATATAATAGATAAAATATTTATTAAATTATTTCATTTTTCCCCAAATTAAAGTTATTTCAGGATTTACTACTTGACTTCTAAAATCACTAAATTTTTGTTTTGGTAAATTTCTAAAACGATAACTATTTTCAGTTTCTCTCATAAATTTATCAGTTTTTGATTTCATTATATTTCGTGCATTCTTTTTTGCTGTTTGTAATGGAACACTTTTATTTATAATTACAGCGTGTAATGCATATCCATCATTAATATTTTTCTTATTTCTACCTCTACCACTTACTAATGATTGAACTACATTTTTTATTGTTTCTTTATCATCTTTATTTAATGATTTAAGAAAATTTGATATTTTACCAGACCCAACTAATTGAGGTTTAGTTTTAATTAAATCATTTATTGGTTTTCCATCATTCAATCTTTCAGATACTTCTTCAACAAACTTTTTAAATTCAGGGTTATAAGTAGTTAATTCATATTTTAATAATTTCTCATAATCTGGATTATTTTCTAATTCATTTAATTCTTTTTCTAATGGTTCAGTTTTCACCTTATTTGCTTCCTTTTCTTTTTCTTTTCTTACTTTTTCATCTGCCATTTGTTCTGCATAACTTTTTTTATTAGCACTTGAAAATGTCATAATACTTTGACCGAAATTTATACTGCTTAATTCACTATTAATTTCTCTTATACGCTTTCTTATAGGTTCTGCCTTTTTCTTAACTTCTTCATAATCATCATATTTAGTGTAAGGATAAATTTTTTCTAATGTTGATTTTATATTATCTTGAATAGAATATATTTTACTTTTTTCTTCATCTGCTTGTTTCTTTAATTTATTAAATTTCATCGTCTCACTTCTACCTATTTTTTGTTTAGTTCTTTTCATTTCGGCATTTAATTCATTTGCATAATCACTTGTTTCTTTTCCTACTTTTTTAAATATTTCTGTTTGTTTAATGATATCATCACCTAAATTATTTAATTTGTCTTGTAATAATTTACCTTGAGTATCATCTAATTTCTTTTCTTCTTTTTTAGGTGCTGGTTTAGGTGCTTCTAAAACTGGTTTTTTAGTCTTCTTTAATTTAGCATTAAGAATTTCTTTTCTCAATTCAATTTTAGTTTTTTTAATAGATTTACCATTTACTATTTTATTAATATCTATACCTAATTTTTTAGCGGTTTCTCTTGTTTCTTCTGCATTCTCATTTATTATATAAGGCATTTCTTCCACTGTATTATCATTAAATAATTTGCTATATTCTTTCTGTTTTTCCATCATTTTTTTAACATTTTCTTTTTCAATCTCATTTTCTATCTTCTGCACCGCCTTCGCAACTTTACCTTTTGGTGCTGGTGCTGGTTTCATAATATTGACATTTTTCTCTTCTTCTGGTTTTGATAATTCTAATTGTAAATCTGCTTTAGTTTTTTTAATTTTCTTACCATTTACCATTTTAGTTAATATAATATTTTTTGCTTTTGCTTCTGCTTTTAATTCTTTTAAATTTTTTGCTTTTTCTTTCTTTGGTTTAGGTACTGGTTTTGCCTTTGGTTTTGGTGCTGTCTTTTTCGTCATTGCTTCTTTATCTAATAATGCTTGTGCTTTTGCTTCAGTTGGATTAAATGTATCATTTTCTAATTCTGCACGATTTTTAGGTTTTCTCTTACCATTTACAATTTTGCTTAATGGAATACCTAATTTTTTAACTTGTTCTCTTAATTCTTTAACTGTAGGTTTAAATTCTTTTTGTTGCTTTGCTATCGTCCCCTTGAGTTCCGTAAGTTGATTTGTAAGGTCTTCTTCATTAAGTTCAACGATTTGTTCTTCACCTGTCCTTTTTTTCGCTTTAATCCCTTGTTGAATTTCACCTTCAGTAAGTAATTGTTGCCCGTCTAATTCCATAAGACGATTAGGCATTTTAGTAAGAACTAAAATTTCCATACCAAAATTAGTTTCCATTTGTTTTGTTACACCTTTATCTGCCTTAAATTGACTACTTTGATATATTTGCACATTATCACCTAATAATTCTAAATATTGATTAAACTTTTTAAATGGTTGTATATCTGGTTGTCTTCTATGACGATTTGATATAATCATAGCAAGTTTTCCACCATCAACTAATAAATTATAAGCGTGAGCGACAAAATCAACATCAAAATATGTTTTGTCTCGTTTTTCAAATTTTGCTGTTGTGCCTTTCTTTCTACTTCCTTCAGTTTTCTTATCTTCATATGACCTTAAATTAAATGGTGGATTTCCGATAATATAATCATAGTTATATTTATTTTGTAATTTCAAAAAATCAACATTTAATAAATTTACATTATCAACACCACCATATT